ATCCTGCGTCTTTGTTTCTGTTCACTGTTTTGCCTCCGTTTTTTCTGCCGGTTCAGGCGTTTTTGCTTCGGCTTGCTCTTCTTTGTAGATGCCCAGATTTTTAGCCCATTCGACTGTGCCAAACGATGTGACAAATTTGTCGACGTCGTTGTCAAATTTATACTTTATTTCTTTTGGCACTTCATCCCAGATTTGTTCTGCTCGGATCATGATATTCTGGAGTTCTGCCAGTGTTTTCGGTGCCTCGGTAAAGTCTTGGATACCGCCCCCGAGGTCTGGCGCAATTCGTTCTGCGATTTCTGGGTCGATTGATGCTCTTCGGATAATGTTTTCGATTTTGGTTTCTTCGAGGTAGCTATCGATTTCGGCCTGCTGGTCAATGATTTGGTCGAGCTTCAGCACCCTTTCGCCTTCTTCGTTACGTTCCCAGAGATATGTTCGCCTTACGCCCTCTCCGGCCTCAGTTGGCCATGCCGCTGCTGTCTCTCGAAAGTTACTTACTGAGCGATACGCCATCGTAAATGTTCTCCTTTGCCCATTCGAAGTCGCCGTTCTTCTCATTGAACTTTGCCAGTCTGACAAGTCGGTAGTCGCTCGGCGTCTTGCTCATAATGTTGTTTTCGTCCGTGAGCGCGATCTTAAAATTGCGCTCGGCGACCTTATCGTCTCGCTCGTTAAAGGTGGTGATGTAGCACATAGCACACTGGTCATAGATACCATACACGTTAATCATAATCTAATGCCTCCTCGCATTGCGCCGCTCCCAAGGTTGATAGCTTTGGTTTTTCGTGCGGTCTTGTTGTAGATTTTTGCGTCTTTGGACTTGCGAACTTTACTCCTCTTTCCCATGGTTGATTTCCCTTCTGAGGATTTCCACCTCGATTTCGGTTGCTTTTGCTTTTTTTTGGAATGCCATGTCAAGGTAAAATTTTGCGTCGTCGTACTTTGCGGCCTGTCGTAGCAGCTTGTATGCGGCATCGATTCCCTTGTAGGTTTGTGTCAATTCCTCCATAAGTTTCGTATCGGTCTGATCTCGGACGTTCCATACTTTTCCTTTCATGGTTTACTCCTCGGGCTTGTTGTCCTTTAATGCGTGGTAAATCGCGTCCAACTTTTCCAGAATCTCCATCATAATTTTGATGGCTTCCTTGATTTCTTTCATGCTAATGATTGCCATTTGTTCGCTCCATTTCTGCCTTTTGGCTTTTGTATTTGTAGACTTCTTCGATGATGGCTTTCGCCTCATCTACAGTATATGCTTCTTTGAGCTGCTTGTAAAGCTTTTTGATGATGTATTCATATTCATCATCTGTTTTTGGTTCTCTGTATTTTCTGGTTATCTCGTAGTATGCGCGGTTATCTATTTTTATCGCCTGCCTTTCTTTGATTGTATTATACTACATTTTTGAGATTTTTCAATTGTTTTTTTTCGGACTTTTTCTGAGAGGTCATGCGCTAGGCGCGGTGCGCCGTACGAAGAGCATGACGCAACTTTTTGGTTTCGCTTGCCGGACGGCCTTTATTTGCGTTTTCCACACTTTCAACACTTTCAACAGGTTTTCCACAAAATGTTGCACAAAGGTTTTTGTGCATATTGCTACATTCTCAACAATTCAACAAGTTATCCACAAAAGTATCAACATTAAAATTAGCCAAAAAATATCGTTCCAAGGATAAAAATTCATAGTATTCAACATTTCAACACTCCCTACTACTACTACTACAACAAGTTAATAATAAAAATAATAATATAATGCACGTGCGCGTGCGCGATCACGTGCGCGTGCGCGTGCATTTAACTGAGAATTTTTCTTATTTTTCACGTGATAACTGATAACCATTCGTGTTTAATAAAATACTCAGCCAAGTAGCTTACTTGATAGTTACTTGGCTGAGTGACACCAAAGTGTCAAAATATACCTTTGGCTTTGCTCATCTTCTTTGACATGGATGCTTCCTTGTCCTTTAGCTGTTCTGCGTATGACTTATCTGTTTCCGCGTTTCTTTCGATTAGGGACGCAATGGCTTTTTCTTGCCGATATTGTTTGATCCTCCACGCTTTTTCAGGGTTTTCCGCTTCCAGTTTTCTCCAGTAGTATTCTGGTATGGCCGCTCTCTTGCCGTTGGTAAGTTGTATGTATCCCTGCTGCCAGAGTCGCTCTTGATGGTCTTGAAACCATTGATCTCCGAGTCCCGGCTTTCGGCTCATTGTGCAAAATGGAGGTATTAAACCCATTTTTTGGTAACGCTTTTTGTCGTTGCCGTACAGTTTTTTGGTCACATATCCTGCAACATAATTATATGTTTCCGGTGTTGCCTGTGCTATGTCTACAGTACCTTGTCCCCAGATTTTGACTAACTTATCGCTTGTATAATGACCGTGCCTTGACAATTTGTGGATTGGTTTTAAGTCGTCCGGATGCCATCCGTATAGTATCATGTGATAGTGTGGTCTTGCCGTGTTTTCTCCATACTCTCCGGCTAGAAAGTACCTGAGAGGCTCTTTAACGGCTTTTCTGAGCCTTTTTATAAATAGCTGGGTATCTTCTACGTTCAGCGTTTGCGCTGTCCTTGGACGCTCTGAGACGCCTTTCCAGATATTTATTCCGCCTTTATAGATTTCACCTGTTTCCGTGTCTTGCGTTGGTATATGATCATCGTCATAAGTTAGTGTGATAAACCAGATACTTTCTTTGTTGTGTCCGTATGCTTCCAGTTCCATTCGCGTTGACCAGTCTTTTCGTTTGCGCAGTCTGCACCCGGTGCATTGTCCGCATGGTATCAACATTACATCTTTTCGGTACATTAAATTTTCGTAAGTCATTTTGATCTTGTGTATCTCGTTAAAAGAGGCGAGTGAGTATACTCGCCCACTCGCCTCCCTGTTATGAGGTACATAAAACCGGATTAGTGGTTTATTGCATCCCATTTATTTAAGTTTTCCTTTCCAAAATTCGACGTTTTTGCTTCCTATGAAGTCTCTCCCCGGCTTGTATTCAAGCTCATTTTTGGTTGGCTTTCTTCCTGCTCCGCCGACTCCGGCGTTTAGGCTTGTTAGATCGTTGAAGACGTCCTTGAATGCGTTGAATGCTTTGTCAGCACTTGTATGTTGCCAGCTTGTTGCATCTCCAACTGCTTGTGCTGCGTTGTACCATGCTGATTCTGACTTGCTCCATGTGTTGTTATGGTTTTGGCTCACGCCCAGAGCACTTGCGCTTGCTGCGCTGCTACTTGCTAACCCCATGCTTGCCCCGCTTATGGTGCCTTGTGCGCCTCCCGGTGTACTCGCTCCACCTTGCTGGTATGCTAAGATAGGGTTGATTCCCGCTTTTCGCATGTCGGCTACGGCTCTTTGATATGCTGTGTTACTCATTTGCTCTTGCCATGCTCTGTTTTTTGCGGCTTCGGCGCTGTTGTAGTTCATCGCTGCGTTGTTGCTTATCTGGTTATACACGCCTTGTGTGATCGCCGCCATGGTGTTATAGCCCATTTGCTCAAACATGCTTTTTCGGTTAAACTTTTGCTGACTCTGCATATTTGACTGTATTGCTCCAAGCATGCTATTCCAGTCTTGTAGATTTTGCTCTCTGTTTACGCCGCTTTGGCTGTTGCTTTGGCCTCCGCCTTGGCTATAGCTTTCGTTGTGCTGTTGGCTTCCTCCGCTGCTTTCGGTCATGCTTCCGCCAAGTAGTTTGTTTAAACCCCAGCCTACAACTGTTGGTATTAACTGTTTTCCGATTCCTAGTAATGCGCTTCCAAGTCCTGCTAACATAAATAAATAAGCCCGGGGTTTTGCCCCGGGCTTCCCCCTTTCGTTTTTAGTGGTGATCTACGAGTCCCGGAATGCTGTACATGGGCATCGGTCTGACGCTGGTGTTGTCTATGACAGTGTCCATGATAAATTGCGGTTCGTTTTCTACTGCGAGAGTTCTCTGGATTTCGGAGTCTCCTTCCTTCATCCATGCTTGACTTAGGTTTGGGATGCTCGTGTAATAGTCGCCGTAGTGCCAAACATCCAGCGATCCTTTTGCGTTACTGCGGAATTTGCCACAGATACGGTTTGGTTTCATTCTGTATTCGGCCCAACACTCTTGGTAGCCGAATGCCTGTTCGTCGGTTTCCGTGCCCGTTAAGTAGATTTCCTTCTTGAGGATTGCTTGTTCACCCAGATTTGCGAATACAGGATAGTAAAAGTCGAGGTTTGTTTTGCGACTCCACATCCTTTCGAGTCCCTGTTGGTAGGTATGATCATGCCGGATGCAGCATACGCCGATAACATAGCCGTGTTCTTCGAAGCTCTTCGTGAACATGCTGCCGTTGTATGGTGTGACGGACACTGCTGCAGTGTTACCCTGCGGACTCTCTGCGGTCGTGCCGCTGGTCTGAATAACCTGACTCATGTTGATGGTGATTCGCGTACCGCCTAGGTACTCCGGAATCTGTACAGTTTTGTCTGAAATCTTCGTATGGAACAAACTGTAAATCATCTCGCGGTATCTGCTGCCGCCGCGCGCGAGTTGTTCGTAGTATTTTTGTACCTGAAAAGCCTGTCTCAGCTGGTTGATAGTCGTTGCGTTTACTTTGCTCATGTCTGTGTATAAGTCCATGTTTCCGTAGTAATACGTATCGTCGCTTTTGTACCAACCGTTGATAGTGATTGACGTATCTTCGTTGTTGGAGATATTGCTGCTTTGGCCGTTTCTGGTAATAAATTCCAGCGTTTCCGGCTCTTTTTCGTCGCTGTTGTATTTGTAACCGTATATTGGTGCTTTACCGCTCAGCGGGATTGTTACCGGTTTTCCTGTTTTCTGCGCACTTGGTAACGCGCTGGTGAAGTAGTCGTGGAATTTGTTGACCGGCAGCGGTCTGCCGCCTTCGTAAGCGTACTTTAAATTATCTTCTATGTTTTTGTCGTCTCCGGTGTCTTGATACAGTTCTGTCGCGTCATCGAAGAAATTAATTGCTGGATTGTCTACGTTCTGATCTCTGAACCACTCTTGCCATATCATTGCGTAGGCTCTGAATGGGAGTGCGTTTACTTCAAATTCTGTATTTTCGTCTTTGCATACTTTCGTCGGAATTCCCATGTAATCCATGAGGCTTCCTTCCAGCGGCAAGGCATTGCCGCTGGTGCTTGCTTTGACTCTGATTTGTGGTACTGTGTATTCTTGCGTTTGCGCCCACGGCCCGGTGTCGTTTTCTCCCATAAACCGTTTCCAGTTTTTCCACAAGATGCGGTTCGGTGTGAAAAAGTAGTAGATGTCCATATAACAGTTGTCCATAACTGGGAAGATTGGAGTTGTCATACGGATAATCGCCGCTTGATCAATACTAAAAGTATCACCCGGTAGGACTTCATCCACGTAAAACGGGATTAGCTGTCCTGCGTTCAGTGTTAATTTGACGTCTTGTCGTCTCTTGAAGCGGCTTCGCGTGATGTCCAAGCGTGGGACTTGGTTGAATCCTGCGTCTTTGTTTCTGTTCACTGTTTTGCCTCCGTTTTTTCTGCCGGTTCAGGCGTTTTTGCTTCGGCTTGCT